TATGTGAACAAGGGATAGCCGAGCAAATAGTCAGGAGGCTCGGCATGTTACAGCTGCTGATTATCGCCATCATCGTTGGCGCAGTCATTTACATCGTTCGCCTTCTTCCGATCGATGACACCTTCAAAACAATCGTCACCGTGATCGCGATCGTCATCTTCGCCATCTATGCGATCAAGATGCTGGCCCCGATTGCTGGGCTGAGCTGATCACATGGCTGGGGAAGGAAAGAAGGAACTGGCAATTCCGGTTCCGGGTCCAGGCCGAAACAGCCTCTATCGCGAGGACTATGCAGATCAGGCATTCAAGCTTTGCCTGCTCGGTGCAATCGACGAAGAGCTAGCTGACTTCTTCTGCGTCTCGGTCAAGACGATCTACAACTGGAAGGACGAGCATCCCGCTTTTTTACAGGCGACGATAGACGGCAAGGTGAAAGCCGACGCCGAGGTGGCGCACAGCCTATACCGCAGCGCCACTGGTCACGAACTCACAGCCGAAAAGCTGATGAAGAAGGAGGACGGCACATTCGAGGCTGTCCGCTACAAGCGCTATATTCCCGGCGATCCTAACGCAGCCTTCAAGTGGCTGACCAATCGGCGCCGGCAGAATTGGACTGATACGCAGAAGGTCGAGCACGGCATTACGTCAGACCTCGCCGCGATCATCGCCGAGCGCCGTTCCAAGGTTTCAGAGCTGAACAGTGGCAACGAAGCCTGACGCTCTTCGGATGCTAGCGGAGGACATCGCGTCCTTCACCCATGATCCACTAGGCTATGCGGTCTATGCATTCCCGTGGGGCCAGCATGGCACACCGCTGTCTGAATCGGATGGCCCTCGTGATTGGCAATGCGCCCAGCTTGAGGACATCGGTGCCCATCTCGCCAATCCACTGACGCGGCACACGCCATATCGCGATGCGACAGCCTCAGGCCACGGCATCGGCAAGTCGGCTGACATCGGCATGATCGTCAGCTGGGCGCTCGATACTCACGAGGATACCCGCGTTGTCGTAACCGCAAACACAGAGCCGCAGATCCGAACGAAGCTGTGGCCGGAAATCGTCAAGTGGCGCAATCTCTCGATCACCCGCGATTGGTGGAAGGTCACCAAGACCGGCATCTTCTCGGTCGTTCCAGGCCATGAGGAGAGCTGGCGAGCGGACAGCGCCACATGGACCGAGCACAACACCGAGGCGTTCGCGGGCCTCCACAATCTCGGGAAACGCATTGTCGTCATTTTCGATGAGGCGTCGAAGATTGCTGACAAGGTGTGGGAGGTCACTGAGGGCGCCCTGACCGACGCCGATACCGAGATCATCTGGCTTGCCTACGGCAACCCGACGCAGAACACGGGCCGCTTCCGTGAGTGCTTCGGCAAGCACCGCTCATTGTGGAACAGCCGCCAGATCGACAGCCGTACCGTAGAGGGCACGAACACGGCTTATCTACAATCGATCGTCAACACCTATGGCGAGGACAGCGACATCGCCAAGGTGCGCGTGCTGGGGCAGTTCCCGTCCGCGTCGTCGATGCAGTTCATTCCCTCATCGGTTGCTGATGCCGCTCGCATTCGAGAGGTGTTTTCCGATCCAACTGAGCCGCTGATGATTGGCGTGGACGTTGCCCGGTTCGGGGACGACCGCACGACCATCTACTTCCGCCGTGGCAAGGATGCCAGATCGATTGCTCCCATCAGGCTCAGCCAGGTCGATACGATGCAGCTCGTGAGCAAGCTGGCAGAGCTTAACCGTCTCCATCGTCCGATGTTCATCTGCGTGGATGAGGGCGGCGTTGGCGCCGGTGTGGTGGACAGGTTGCGGCAGATGCAACTTCCGGTTGTCGGGGTTCAGTTCGGGTCCAAGCCGCTTGGGGCTGTGAAGCTGGGCGAGGGTGTGAGGGTCGCCAATCGCCGCGCCGAAATATGGGCGATCATGCGCGAATGGCTGGCGACAGGGATGATTCCCGACGACCAGGAACTGGCCGATGACCTCATTGGCGTCGAGTATGGGTTCAATGCCCGCGACGAGATCCTTCTGGAGAAGAAGGAGCACATGAAAGACCGCGGGCTTGCTTCTCCTGACGATGGAGACGGCCTCGCGCTTACCTTTGCCGTGCCAGCCTATCCGAGTGTCGATGAGGAAGAACGCTGGGACGAATATGACGAAGCTGGCCGCTCAGAAGTCGGGGGATATTGATGGCAACGCAACCGATCATCCCTGACGAAGAGCAGTCGCTTCCCGAAAAGCTAGAAGTCCTGACGCTCGACGAGATCCTGACGCCCAACGTCAATCTCGCCGACTTCCTTGACGATTCGAAGCTCAATGAGATCGGCTCGCGTGTCGTTCGCGATGTCGAGATCGATGAGGAGAGCCGCAAGGAATGGCTGTGCCGCTACCGCAAGTGGCTCGACATGGCGATGCAGGTTCGGGAGGCGAAGAACTTCCCGTGGCCAAAGGCATCGAACGTCAAGTTCCCGCTGCTGACCGTTGCCGCGATCCAGTTCCAGGCTCGTGCCTATCCGGCGATCGTTGACGGCGCCAATCTGGTCAAGGGCAGGGTGCTCGGTCCTGATCCGGATGGAATGAAGCACGAGCGTGCCGAACGCATCGGTGCGCATATGACATGGCAGCTCCTATACCGGATGCCGGGTTGGGAGGAGGAGACTGACAGGCTTCTGCTTCAATTGCCGATCACCGGCTGCGCGTTCCGCAAGTCCTATTACGACAGCATCGCCAATTCCAACTGCTCCGAACTGGTGAGCGGCGAGGACTTCATCATCAACTACTGGGCCAAGAGCCTCGATTCCGCGCCGCGCTATACCCATCGACTTCGGTTCTACCCGCATGAGGTGAAGGAGAAGATTCAGGCGGGGCTGTGGCGCGAGGTCGCGGTTCGTGCCGAGCCCGAGGCCGGGAATGACGAAGACGCGCTGGTCGAGTTCTACGAGCAGCATCGGTTCATCGATCTGGACGATGACGGCTATCCAGAACCATATATCGCCACGACGACCAAGGATGGCCAGGTTGCGAGGCTGGTGCCGTGCTTCTCCCTTGATGGGGTGAAGGCTGCAAACGGCAGGATCATCTCGATCGAGCGCCGAAAGTATTTCACCAAATACGCTTTCATCCCCGCTCCGGACGGGTCGTTCTACGACATCGGTTTCGGCTGGCTGCTGGAGGATATTGGCGAGCCGATCAACACGGCCATCAACCAGATGCTCGACGCTGCCACGCTTCAAAATGCCGGCGGCGGGTTCCTCGGGTCGGGGATCAACATCCGGGGCGGCTCGATGCCGTTCAGGATCGGCGAGTGGAAGCGGGTCGAGGTCACGAACAACGCTCCTCTCAGGGACAATGTGTTCCGGCTCGATCATCCGGGACCATCGGCGGTCCTGTTCAATCTGTTGGGGATGCTGATCGAGGCCGCGAAGGAGATCACCTCCGTTCAGGACGTGATGACCGGCGAAGGCACGACCAACCAACCGGCGACCACGACGCTGGCCCTGATCGAGCAGGGCCACAAGGTCATGACTGGCATCTTCAAGCGCATCCACCGCGACTTCGGCAAGGAGCTGCGCGTCCTCTTCGCCCTCAACCGGGATTATCTCGACGAAGAGGAATATTTCCTGCTGAACGATGGGGATCAGGGGCAGAGGATTGCCCGCGAGGATTACGACGACAGCGACCTCGACGTGGTTCCGGTCAGCGATCCCAACGTGGTCACCGACATGCAAAAACTGGCCCGGTCGGAAGCCGAGTGGTCGAGCTTCAACGGTGATCCGCTGATCAACCAGGTCGAATTGAGGCGGCGCCGCATGGAAGTGCTGGGGACGCCTGATCCCAAGACCATGCTTCAGGTTCCCGCTCCCGCCCCCGATCCGAAGATGATCGTGGAGGCAATGAAGGAAGCGCGGGCCAAGATCGAGACGATGGCCAAGGTTCGGCAGATGGATGCCGCCGCTGCGCTTCAGGCGCTTCAGGGCGCTGAAATTGCCTACGGCCTCGGGCTTCTGGACGACGCGGCGAGCCTAGCTCAAGCAGCAATCACTCTCGGAGGGACGGTAGATGACGATCTTGGAACCGGAGGAGTTCCAGCGGTGGAAGGACAGCAACCTGACGCGGGAGTTCCTGAGCCTGCTCCAGCGCCGCCGCCAGCAGCTGATGGAAGCATGGGCGGCGGGCCAGCCATTGAACCCGGAGCAGCAGGCGCAGGCGGTGCTCTTGGGCCACTTGGTGGACCTCAAGCATGAGGATGTTCTCGACATGGCTGGAGTGGAGGTGAGCGATGCTGAATAGCTCCGGCTTTCAACCGATCGATCTTCGCGTTCTCGTGCTCCCCGATCCGGTTGAGCAGAAGACCGCTGGCGGCATCCTGCTTCCTGATCAGCACAAGGAGCGCGAGAAGTTCGCGACCGTGAAGGGGACACTGATCGCTGTCGGCGAAAACGCCTGGGAAGAGGCTGCGGCCCGCTCCAGCAAGTTCACAAAGCCGGTTCCGGGGGACCGCGTGCTGATCTCCAAATACGGCGGGATCATGCTCACCGGGGATGACGGCAAGGATTATCGCCTGATGAACGACGAGGATATCGTGGCCATTTTAGTTGCCGAGCAAGGCTTATGAGCCGCTCAC